TCCGTAAGTGGTACAGACTTAGGATTGTCTGACCACTCTACTAATATTGTGTACCCAACTATGTGCCTATCTGTGGTTGGTATTGTGTTTATATCTCTAGACATCATCGTCCTCCTCAACTTTACTTGGGTCAAAGGCCTTAGGATCTGTTGGTGCGACGTAATCTGACCACGGTCTGTACTGGTACTTACCTTTGTCATCGCCATAGTCACAAGCACCGCCTTGTCTTTTTAGATCAAACAATGCAATAACTTCCTGCAATGCTTCCATCATTTCTTCCACTTCCGAGTACCGTAAACATGCTACTCCTCCATCGGTAAGGGTTTGATTTATATTCTCTACTTTATTGACTAATGTTAATGTTTCTTTACTTATTTTCTTCATGCTTTCTCTCCTTCTTTTAATTGTTGTTCTAATTCATGTTGTAAACTAGCTAAATACCCATCTATAAAGGCTCTTTTTTCACTCATAGTTTTATAGTTATTTAATTCTACTTTTAACTTTTTTATTTGTCTGCCGTTCATACGATTTCTCCTTTATCTAATGTTGCTAATAATTCTGCTACATAATTTTGATCTACATAGGTTAACCTTCCTATTAGATATGCTACAATTTCGTCCTTAGTTGTTAAGCCTTGACTTAAAGCTTCGCCCACTAATTCTTCATGTTCTATTACTACGTCACTCATGCCACCCATTATTCTTCTCCCTTAGTTGATTTATTTAATCTGCCGTCAGCATAAAAAGAATTTTGATATTGTTTTGTTGCTAACTGCACTTGGTCATCATTAAAGCATTGCGGAAAAGCCATGACCACATACACCCAATCACAAGCCTCTTCCCAATATCTCTCATCACCTTTATAAGGTGTTGCTAATGGGAATAATTGTTTAAGGACTTTGATACGATGGTGTGATAAAACATAACCGCCATGCGTTGCTGTTGTTACAAGGTGTATTCCTTGTGCTACGGGAAGTGCTGTTTCTGCTTCCCCCCAGATGGTGTGTTTAATATAATCTTCCAAGTTACTGTTCCTCTCTTTAAAGTATATCCTCTTCAGGTTTAGTGCCTTATGCACAATTTAAGTTAACACAATGCAATAAACGATGCAAGCATTATTATCATATGGTATTACATGGTATTATTTTTAATTTTGTTGCGCCTTATATATACGGGTCAAATATATTTTTGTGTTTGAAAATGAAAATATGGGCGAGTAAAAGTGTAAAAGTGCAACGGCTGTGTTTTAGTTTTGCTGTGATCGTTGTTCATGGTGCATTGACAAGGAATTAGTTCGTCACAGTACTCGTCACAGTTCGTCCCAGAATAGGCTGTTTCGTACCACTTTATAGTTCGACGCGAGAAAACAAAAGTAAGTTTTTGTTTTGCTTTAATTGTTTTAGCCTGTATATATAAGACTATGAGTAAGTTAGACAAAAAAGCTTTAAGAATAGAAGAAGAGCATAATCGCAAACTCACTAATCGTCAGAAAGAGTTTGCTAGACATTATGTAGACGGAACACATTCTAATGCACAATGCGCAAGATTAGCAGGATACTCTGATGTAAATGGTATTTGTAAGATCCAAGCGCATAAATTATTAGACTCAGCTAAGTTCCCTCATGTTTCCGAATATATAAAAGAGTTAAGAGAAGAACGCGAAAAGAAATATGGAGTTACTCTTTTAGGTCAATTAAAACGTTTTGCGGATCTTTCCTCATCTGCAGAAGAAGCAGGTCAATTCTCTGCTAGTATTAATGCAGAAAGAATACGATCTGCTCTGGGTGGTTTAACTATAGATAGAAGAGAAACTAATCATTATCATGCTATTGAAAACATGAGTCGAGATGAGATTGAAGCACGTTTAAGTGATCTAAGAAAAGATCATCCTCAAATGTTTGTTGAAGCAGAATATAAGGAAGTAAATGACACAGCAACCAGAGAGCCTATTGTGGAACAGATTGAAGGAAAATCTTCCAAAACATTGGAACACGACTAGGATAGAAAACCGTTACGGTGGAGGTATTCCAGACGTACATATATGTGCGGATGGCTTTGCCTTCTGGGTAGAACTTAAAGTAACCAAAACTAACCGAATTGCCATTAGTTCTCATCAAGTTGGTTGGAATTACGCGTATAACCGCTCTGGCGGTGTTAGTTTTTACTTGGTAACCCCCCTCTTATCCCCCCACCTATATTTGTTTGGGGGGGAGTATGGACGGGAGTTAAAGCTTCACGGTCTAGCAACCACTGGTTCGGGAACCGTTGTCCCTTGTGCATGGTCGGGTGACAGTTGGTCGGGCTTGATCGGAGCCATGACATCGGGTCGGGATCGGGTCGGGTCGGGTCGGGACAATTCGGGCTTCGGGTCGGGGGTCGGAGGTAATGACAATAACTGGAATAGTGACATTACCATAAACCACCAGGAATTGCCAGGCGACCAGGAAAAAAAACCAAAAATAAATCTCAATAATATTTAGATCCAGGCGCGGCCGTCACTGGCTGCAGCTATAATAATAAATCACATAAAACTTGTAATAATAATATCACTTGATATAATAAAGTATTATTAATTAACTAAGGGAAAAAATAAAATGATTAAATTTGAAAACTTTAAAAAAGTATTAACTGATAACGGCGTATCAGATACGCGCGTTGCCATAATGGCGGACGCCGTGAATTATTTGCATACCGCTATTAATGAGATGGACCAGCGCCAGCGCGAAAATTTTTTAAACGTCTACGGTGATGTTGCTGGCTTGGTTAATGATTTTGCAAGCGCCGAAGGACTAAACAAGATCCGCGCGCGCCAGCATATAGCACAAGAGCCACGCGCATGGCACGAAGACGAAAACGAGAGGTATTAAAAAATGAGTGCTTTAGGAATAACCCACACCGCAATAGCAAATAATACGACGTTATATTATAACAGTAAGTTTACAATTCGCGACGTATCCAATTATAATTTTAAAGTATTAAAACCAAGTACAAACAAAAAGCTTGGTAAAATTATTACCAAGGGAAAGCACAAAGGAAAAAAAATGTTTACGTTAACGTTAATAGAACGTGAAACATGCACGAATGAATGTGAACACTATTACGACTGTTACGGAAATAATATGCCATTCGCGCACCGTTTTGAAGTCAACCGCGCTTTTATGTTAAAACTAGAAAGCGACGTACACCACACCGCGCGCGCTAACCCTAGCGGTTTCATAGTGCGCTTGCATGTATTAGGCGATTTTGAAAGTATAGAATATGTAATTTTTTGGGAACGCATGCTAATATTATATCCTAACATGGCTATTTATGGATATACCCGCAATCATATAGATAGTGAATACGAACATATCCGCGGAATTGCCAAGGAATTAACGCGGATAAGATCCAAATATTCCGATCGATTCGCGGTGCGCTTCTCAAATAAATTAAACGAAAGTTTTAGCGCGAATAGTGAAGAGATAACAAGCGACGGAATCACTTGTTTAGCGCAAGTAAAAGAAAGTGTTAGCTGTAGCGCTTGCACATTGTGCTGGTCTAGTAAAAAACCAATTCGGTTTTTAACTCATTAAACCGCGCCCGTATATATAAGATCCAAGGCCCCGCGAGTGCGGGGCCTTTTTTTTGGGTCGGGTCGGGCCGTCGGGATCGGGTCGGGATTAGTTCGGGTCGGGTCGGGCTTTCAATAACAATAGCAAAATAATAATAATAAGATAATAACAATAATAATAATATATGCATGATTGATTATTAATAATTACCATGTTTCACGTGAAACATCAGTTGTTGCTTAAATGTCACATGATATAATAAAAGTAATAAAAAATAATAATAATGCTTTTTATTGTTGCATTGTTATATGTCACGTGATATTAATATATATATTAAGGACAAGCAACAACGCTAAACCTTAAAAACTAAGGAAACTAAAAATGACTTATGCCAACGAAAAAAAAGACTTTTTAAAAAACATATTAGAAAACTTCTCTAAACTGGAAGGCGACGGACACATGGTTATGAGACCTGCTTACTATACTGACTTAGGCTTTGATGCTGAGTTAGTAGAGAGTTGCGCCTCAATGACACCGTCAGACGAAGTAGGAGTCGTTCCTAATCAACTAGGTGTTAAGAACCTTACTTTCCTAGGAAAGTGTGTAAGTATTGTGAGTCCAGAATTTAGCTCTAATGCTTTAGGACGTGGATTCGCCGCCAGACAGTATCTGGCTGAGATTACGAGAGTAGCTAATGCGCTAGGCTTCGAAAATAAATAATCAACATGGGGCTGGCTTATACCCAGCCCCTAACTAAGGTAAACAAAATGAATAACTCCACTAGAAAAGACACCGAACTAATGATTAAGCTAAAGAAAAGAATTGATAAAGATACTGAAGCTTTAAACATTCTTAAGCAGAAGTACCGCGATAAATCCGAAGGTAAAGAAGCTTTGTTTGGATCTGCTTGGACGTGCTTCATTAAGGTCAAAGCTATTCAAAAAGTTAAACCTATCTTAAATACTAATGAAGCTAGATTAATTATAAATCTTGCCTTTAATCAGAAGTGGATAAATAAAAAGACCCATAGTAATTGCTTTAAAATTCCTGCAGTTCGCAAGCAAGAAGTATCTATATGGTCTAAATAATCGGGTCGGGACGGGTCTTAATCGACCCGTCAGCCCCTGCTACCCCTTAGGTACTTAGGTAGTAAGGCAAAAAGATAACGGGCTGTAATCGTTACCCACAGCGGGTCACAGCCCCCGGCTGCTCTTAGCGAGCGGAGCGAGCTAGTGTTTGGCACATATGATTTGATATATATTTTAATTCAGGTATAGTACCTCATGTTCAATGCACCGGAAGAAGTGATACGTGAAGTCTTAGCCTTAGAGCAAGCTAAGAAAAATTTAGTCGTCAGGGCAAAAGCTCAGGTAGACTTCATGGCTTTTGTTAAGCATGTTTATGACGGATTTATTGAAGGCGATCATCATAAAAAAGTTGCACAAAAATTTGAAAAGCTGGCCGCGAACCCTGGTTCACGAATCATTGTCAATATGCCACCACGACATACGAAGTCTGAGTTTGCTAGTTATTTGTTACCGGCATGGTTAATAGGTAAGAATCCTACCCTAAAAATTATACAAACTACGCATACGGCGGAATTGGCTGTGCGTTTTGGAAGAAAGGTAAGGAATCTTATGGAGCTTGATATTTATAAAGCTATTTTTCCTGACGTGGAGTTGCGTGTTGATTCTAAGGCCGCGGGCCGTTGGGAAACGGAACAGGGCGGGGAATATTATGCAGCGGGCGTGGGTGGTGCGATCACGGGCCGTGGTGCGGATTTATTGATTATTGATGATCCGCATTCGGAACAAGATGCGTTGTCGGAAACGGCGATGGAGAATGCGTATGAATGGTATACATCTGGCCCGAGACAAAGATTGCAGCCAGGGGGATCTATTGTGGTGGTTATGACCCGGTGGTCCTTGAAAGATTTAACGGGGAAATTGATTAAGGCACAGGGAGCGGATGTCATGTCGGACCAGTGGGATATGATAGAGTTCCCGGCTATTTTACCGAGCGACAATATATTGTGGCCGGAGTTCTGGAAGAAGGAAGAACTGCTCAAGGTCAAGGCATCACTGTCCCTGGCCAAATGGAATGCGCAGTGGCAGCAGAATCCAACGGCGGAAGAGGGCGCGATTATTAAGAAGGAGTGGTGGCGTGTGTGGGAAAGCAAAACGGTACCACCGGTCAGTTATATTATGCAGAGTTATGACACGGCCTTCTCGAAAAAAGAGACGGCGGATTATAGTGCGATTACGACCTGGGGAATATTCCAACCCGAGGAGGGGGGTCCAGAGCATATAATTTTATTAGATGCGCGAAAAGGAAGATGGGACTTTCCGGAGTTGAAGAGTACGGCGAAAGAGGAATATAAGTATTGGGAGCCGGACATGGTAATTATTGAGGCGAAGGCTACCGGTACTCCGCTCACGGACGAATTACGGGTGATGGGAATTCCTGTAATTAATTATACACCGAGTAAGGGACGAGATAAACATACAAGGATGCATATGGTGGCCCCTATCTTTGAGAGTGGTATGGTGTGGGCCCCAGATAAAAAATTTTCTGAGGATGTCATTGAGGAATGCGTAGCGTTTCCAAATGGGGACAACGACGATTATTGCGATAGTATGAGTATGGCACTTATAAGATATCGTAAGGGAGGGTTTATAAAACTTGACAGCGACCCCGAAGATGACGAACCTAGCTACCGAACACATACACGTCAATTTTATTAAGGAGAAGAATAATGGAATGGATTATGGGAAGATTAAAAGAACCTTCAACATACGCAGGCGCGGGTGTAGGGGTTATAGGTGTAGGTATTATTATTGACCAGCCAATATGTATTTTTATAGGGATTGCTGCGGCAGTCATATCTTTTGTATTGAAGGAAAAGGGGATACTATAGTATGGCACTTCCTTTAATAGGAGGATTGTTAGGGGCTGTTGGTGATATTGCTGGTTCATGGGTTAAGGGCAAAGTAGAAGAGAAAAAAGCCCTAACCTCTATAAAAGTAGCTAAAGCCAAGGCAGAAGCGACCGTTTACGAGAAACAGGCAACGGGCGAACTGGATATGGAGAAGTCCCTCACCGACCAAATGGGGGGTTCATGGAAAGATGAGGCCTGGACAATTTTTTTTATTGCAGTTTTGGCGGGATGCTTTATACCTTGGACACAGGATGCTGTACAAAAAGGATTTGTATTTTTAGATGAGAGCACACCGGATTGGTTTGCTAACTGTATTTATATATCTATATCAGCATCTTTTGGTTACCGTGTTGCTAAAGGTGGTATGGGTATGATAGGAGCGGTTAAAGGAACAAATAAAGTTTCTAGTAAAAAAGTTACAAAGGAAGAATAAACTATGGCACAAGGAAACGGAAGACTTCCTCCTTCACAAATCGATTCAGCTATGCCTGGATCCGGAATGGATTTAGAGGGTGGCGAAGATATCGAAGTAGAAACAGTTGAGGAAGAGACTCCTAATTTTGATGAAAGCATGGTTGAGGTTCAAGAAGATGGTTCTGTCAATATAAATTTTGAAGAAGCAGCAGCGGAAGAGTTATCACAAGAATTTGATTTTAATTTATCCGAAAGTATAGATGACGATACGTTAATGGAAATTTCTACGGAGCTGTTAGGTTTATATGAAGAAGATAAAGAAAGTCGTCAAGATTGGGAAAACTCTTATGCAGAGGGACTCAAACTTTTAGGATTAAAATACGAAGAGCGTGATGAACCTTTCCGTGGGTCTAGTGGTGTTACGCATCCTGTTATTGCAGAAGCCGTTACACAATTCCAAGCGCAAGCGTATAAAGAATTATTACCGGCAAGTGGCCCTGTTAAATCTCAAATTATAGGGGCGACAGATACACAAGTAGAAGCGCAAGCGCAACGTGTACAAGATTATATGAATTATCAAATAATGAATGTAATGGAAGAGTACGATCCGGAAATTGATAGATTATTGTTTTATTTACCATTAGCGGGAAGTGCTTTTAAGAAGGTATATTTTGACGACACTTTAGATAGAGCGGTATCTAAGTTTATACCCGCCGATGATTTAGTGGTTCCATACAACGCTACCGATTTACAATCTGCATCACGCGTAACGCATGTTGTGCGGATGTTAGAAAACGAAGTAAAAAAATTACAGGCGGGAGGATTTTATAGAGACATACCCTTGCAGCCGTATGAAGAAGACGATGAGTTAAGGGATAAAGAAAGAGAGATTTCTGGCATATCTAAAACTTCTGTGGACAGTGATTGCACTTTATTGGAGTTTCATACAAATTTAGATCTTGAAGGTTACGAGCACATGGATCCTTTTGCTAATGAACCTACAGGAATTAAACTTCCCTACATTATTACAATAGATTTAGAAAGCGGAAAAGTTTTAGCTATTCGTAGAAACTGGAAAGAGGGCGATGAGCTATATAAAAAACTTCAGTATTTTGCGCACTATAAGTTTTTACCGGGATTAGGTTTTTACGGTTTAGGATTATTACACATGATAGGTGGTTTGGGTCGTTCCGCTACCTCCATTCTTCGTCAGCTCATCGACGCGGGTACATTAGCCAATCTCCCTGCTGGTTTTAAAGCAAGAGGTATTCGGATCCGTGAGCCTGACGAGCCCCTGTCTCCCGGCGAATTCCGTGATATAGATGTTCCTGGTGGAGCCTTAAAAGACAGCATTCTTCCTCTTCCCTATAAAGAGCCAAGTCAAACTTTAATGCAGCTTTTAGGATTTGTGGTTGACGCTGGGAGACGATTTGCAGCCATTACGGATATGCAAGTTGGCGATGGTAATCAATCTGCAGCCGTAGGAACAACGGTAGCCTTATTAGAAAAAGGTTCTAAAGTAATGTCGGCGATTCATAAACGGTTACATTACGCGCAGAAACAAGAGTTTAGAATGTTAGCAAAAGTTTTTGGTGAGTACTTACCACCAATGTATCCATACAATGTTTATGGTGCGGAAGCTTCTATAAAACAAGCGGACTTTGACGATCGTGTCGATGTTGTGCCGGTATCCGACCCAAATATTTTTTCTGTGTCGCAACGTATGGCTTTAGCGCAAACACAATTACAACTTGCTCAGTCTAATCCAGAAATGCATAATATGTACGAAGCGTATAAAAGAATGTATGAAGCGGTAGGCGTACAAAACATAGAAGCTATTCTACCTCCGCCACAACAACCGGAACCTATTGACCCTGCAATAGAAAATGCGCGGGCTTTAATCCAAGAAAATTTACAAGCTTTTGAAGAGCAAGATCAAGATGCACATATTGCAACACACGTTGCCTTTATGAAATCTCCAGTTGTTGCTTCTACGCCACCAATCTTTGCGTTATTATTAGCGCATGTTTGTGAGCATATAGGTTTAAAAGCAAGAGGAGTTGCTATGATGGAAGCGATGGATGCGGCACGTCAAGCCGAAGCACAAGGATTACCAGCTCCTGCTTTTGATGGCGAATCAAGAGTGGCTGTTCTTATTTCACAATACACTGCAGAAATACTACAATTGTTTGCTCCTCCACCAGAAGGAGAAGTTGATCCATTGGTAGCGTTACGTGAGAAAGAATTAGAAATTAAAGCGACAGATATACAACGTAAAGCATTAGAATTTGACGCACGCATGGAATTCGAGCAGAATCGTGAAGAAGGTCGCCAAGAATTAACAGCGGAAAGAATTAATTCTAGTGAGGACATTGCGCAGTTACGTGCAACGGTTGCTAGAGAAAAGATGCGTAAGGACTATAAGGTAGGAAACTAATGGCATTATACCAAGGAAAAACAGTTTCGCTCAATAAGCCTATGAAAGGTGACGTAAAAAAGTTTAAAGTCTTTGTAAAGTGCGACGGAAAAGTAAAGAAAGTTAACTTTGGTGATAAGAATATGACAATTAAATCACACATTAAAGCCAACAAAAAAAGTTATTGTGCGCGAAGCGGTGGTATTAAAGGAGCAAGTGACAGATGTTCTGCTAATTACTGGTCACGTAGACAATGGAAGTGTGGAGACGCGTAATGGCAAATAAAACAGTAGATGCACCCGACGGATTTCATTGGATGAAAGATGGAAAAGGTTACAAACTTATGAAAGGCGATTATGCACCGCACCCAGGAGCGGTTAAAAAAGCGTCTTTTTCCGTGCAAAAACAACATAAAGGCGGAAAGAAAAAAACATGAACAAGCCAACCGTAACCAAAGTAGCATCTAAACTTGAAACACATGAAGCGGTGTGTGCAGAACGTTGGAAAGAAACTATTATAAGAATAAAACGCTTAGAACATATAATGATAGGCGCAGCGGGAACAATTATTATATTATTATCAACAATGGTATGGAGAACATAATGAAAAGAGATAAAGGACTAGCCGGTCAAATGGCGGAGCAAATGTATATTCCTAAGAATGCTGCTAAAGGAATGTTAGCAAAAGCTAAGAAAATGAATGACCGTGACGGATTTATGGGCGGCGGTTCAGCGCATAGCAGCGGAGTACGTCGTTTACAACAATCTAAAATGAATATGGCCGGAGGCGGAACAGCCCGTCGTGCAGGCGTAGCCATTAAAGGTTTTACATTTAAGGGGATATTCTAATGGGTGTAGAAAATTGGTTAAAAAACTTTACAAAAAAACAAATAAAAGAAGGACGAATAAAATATATAGATAGTAATGCTGCTGACAGTATGTCTCTTCCTGAGTTCATGTATAAAGAATATGGCAGGAAAAACGCAGCAGGTGGCGTAAGTTTAGATTTTGAAGAAGGCGAAGTAGCTAGTAGCATGTTCACAGGTGGTGCAGCTATTAAAGGACGTAACTTTAGTGGTAACTATTAACAAAGGAGAAAAATAATG